AATACTAGACCCGCCTCCTATTTATATTGGACAAAGGCCAATAGTGTTCTGACCGGAAACCGGAAGGCAACCGCTACGCGGAGTATTAATAAAATAATATTATTCATGTGTCTATAATTACAATTCTGTCCTCACTTATTTTTGTGGGGTCAGGTGCCACGTTGGCAAACACAATTAAATGACATTTCTTCCTAACACAAAGATCTACGGGCCTATATTTTGTACTTGCAAAACACCTGTTCTTCATCATCTCCATCACTTGATAGTTCATCATCTCAGATGAACACCTGGGTACATCGAATGCAATATTTCTTTCTGGGTCTTGTGCATACATGTACAGAATGTCTTGGGTCTTCCCTCCAGATGTATAGAACCATCCATACTTGATTAATTCTTTCGCGAAGGTTGATTTACCTTCACCTCCGTCGGGGCCATAAACCCAGATGATAGTACGATCATCTGGTTCTTCAAGTATCTTCTGATGAAGCTTAATCTGCCATGGACGGAGTTGATAGGAGGAGAAAGAAGAACAATAATCTTCTTTCAATTTCTTGGCTTTACAACGCAAAGCAGTATCTGGGTCTTTCAATTGCATCTCTTCTGGGTCTTCTTCATAAAGCTGCATAATCTTCCTTCGACACGAACCTTTCTTCACAGGAACCCCAATTTCTAAAATTAGGTTTTCCTTTGAACAGTAGTCGCGATTCTGAGAATCGTCTCCTCTTGCAATCTCCCAATGAACACGAGCGCCATACTTCTTCTTCAGTCCGCCCAATCTAATTTGATTCTTGAATGAAACATAACCTTGCAGATGTTTCTGTCCAGTTCCGGCGACTTCATCGCCGACGACGAGATAGTTTATCTCGTCGCGAGAGAAGAGAGAGAGAAAGTTTTCTCTCTCTAAGTCTGTCTGATAATTCAAAGTAAAGCAATAACGCGTTGGAGCCATATTTCTAGAGAGAGAAATTGGATTGAGGTAGTGGACGGAGGCGGGGT